CTTTACAAGATAGCTAACTAAAAACGCCAACCATAAGTCAAAGCGGTATTAGCTCAGTCCACGCCCAATAAACTGTTGCTAAAGTGTGCCAGTGGAGCTTTAAAGTGGGATAGACCTCACTGTTAAGCAAATAGAAAAGGAAGGAAAGTGTATGAAAGAAGACAAGAGAGTGAAACCAAACACTCCGGAATTCCCGCCGGCGTCTTCTGATGAGGAAAGAACTCTACAGATGGGCTCTCTTGCAATGGACTTGGCTGAACAAAGAATGAGAAACGGAACAGCCTCATCAGCCGAGATCTTATATTTTGTTAAACAAGCTTCACCTGAAGCAAGACTAGAAAGAATAAAATTGGAAGAAGAAACAAAATTGATTCAAGCAAGAGTTGCAGACATCGAACGTTCGAGAACAACCGAAGAACTTTACGGACAAATAATTGCAGCATTCCAAGAATACCAAGGAATAAATTATGACGAGTACGAGGAAGGTGATAATGATGGTTACGGACCGTATCAGGACGTATACTGAGTTAATGCAACTTCCAACTTTCAAAGAACGTTTTGATTACTTAAAACTTGACGGGAGAATAGGAGAAGATACATTTGGTACTTATGGAAGAAGATGGATGAACCAAACTTTTTACAAGTCAACCGAATGGTCAAGAATTAAACGACAAATTATTATACGCGATAACGCTTGTGATTTAGCAATACAAGAATACATGATACCAGACAAGGTTAAAATAATGGTGCATCACATGAATCCAATTACTGCAGATGACATTATTAATCGTACTCCTTTTTTGCTAGATCCAGAATACTTAATCTGTGTTTCATTTGAGACACATAATGCAATTCACTACGGTGATATAAATGTTTCAAGAATAGCAAAAGATCCAGTAAGGCGTTATCCAGGTGATCAAGATTTGTTTACTGCAAAATACGATCACATACCTACAACACTTCGATGAAAGGAGATTTACCAAGATGGGAAGAAATAGAAACTTTTACCAGAATAATGAAGAATTTGCAAATGAAGTAGAAACACCTATAGTTGAAGAAACTAATGTTGAATCTGCTCCAGTTGTAGAAGAAGTAAAACCCGAGCCCACACCTGTAATCAAGGAAGAGCCTAAGGTTGAAGTTAATAAAGTTGAACCTACTAAAGAAATTCCAGTAGTTAACAAGAAACCTGGAATTAAATACATACAGGTAAAAGGAACTGCTACTCTGTAAAGGAGAACACTATGAATGAGAGCATACTGACATCAATTAAAACACAATTATCTCTTATGCCAGAAGATGAATCATTCGATCCAGAGATAATAATATTTATTAATGCTGCGTTCGCAAGGCTGACACAGCTTGGTGTCGGTCCTAAAAAGGGGTTCTCAATTAAAGACGACAGCACTACATGGGATGAGTTTGTTGTAGACATAACACAAGAAGAAATGTGTAAAGTTTACATATACCTCAAAGTTAAATCATTGTTTGACCCAGCAACAAATTCTTCTCTTTCCAAACATATGGAAGAGCAAATCAAAGAGTATGAGTATTTACTAAAAGTTGAAGCGGAGGATGATACAAATGAATGATGAACTACAGGCAGTAATAGAAGATGATCAGAATTCGCTTGAACATTATGGTGTAAAAGGCCAAAAATGGGGACAGCGAAATTACCAAAATCCTGATGGAACTTACACAGAGCTTGGTAAAGAAAGAAGACGAGTAGCATTTATCCGAGAAGAAAAGAAAAAAGAAAAAGATGCTAATGCACATCAAAATGGAATTGAAGAGTCAATCGATACTGGCGATGATATCAAGATTGGTGGCAAGGCATATAAGGATATGACTCGTAAAGAACTCCGTGCAGCTAAAAAACGTGCAAGACATAATGAGAAAGAACGTAAAGAGCGGCGAGAGTTTAACCGAGATAAAAGAGAAGCTATCGAAAACGGTGATATCTCTTTTATTTCAAAAAATATCAACAAGTTTACTAATGACGAGATTGATGAAGCAATGATTCGTTTCAACAAGATGCAGAATCTTAAGAACTTGGAAAATGCTAATCGTAAAGATGCAACATACTTTATGGACAAAGCAGCTAAGTTCTTGAATAGTGCAGAGAAGGTTGTCACACCAATCACGAACATTAGTAATAAACTCAATGAGGCTTCTAAGAAAGCTTCTGAGAAGAGAAGTCAGTTAATCAGTGAAAACAAGAACATGACTGAACTTTCATATTTACAGAATCCTAAACTTAAACCACTTACTAAGGCAGAAGAGCTTAAGAATAAGAAAGAAGCACTTGGTATCGAGAAACAAGAAATCGATAATGCTAAGGCAAGAGATGAAAGAAAGCAAACTGAGCTTGATACTACTTGGAAAGACTTTACTACAATTGAAAAGCGTAAAGATTACGACTTGTTATCAGTAGCAGATTTCAAGAACAAATGGGGTTCGTATGATAACTCTGGCGGAGGAGGCAAAGGTAAAGGCGGCGGAGATAACTCTGGTGGTAAGAAGGATAACAAATCCGAAGACAAGAAAAATAAATTCCGTGAGAAAGCCGTTTCTAAAGGCATAACCGATGAAGATACTATCAATGATTTATATAATGAACTTATCGGTAGCCAATCCAAAAAGAACTCAATCGGAGGCTGGTTCTCTAAAAAGAATAAAGAAGATGTAAAAGGTACTGACTTTGACCTCGATGACAAGAGAACTAATGCAATTACAAAGAAGTATACTAATCAGTTGAAGATGACCGAGAAAGATTATTTCAATGAACCTTCTGTTCGAAATAATGAATGGAAGAAAGATCTCAAGTCATATGATTCAGATGTAATTGACAAATGGATCAAAGATATGAAAAAGAAATACATGAAAGAACGTAAGATGGATTCTAAGGAAGCCGAAAAAAAGGCTGAAGAATACGTAGATGCTTGGTTAAATGCTTATGACGAGGGCAACATAAACTAAGTAAAGAAAGGTAATTTTTATGATATCAAACACAGCTGTACCGAAATATTATGGGCAATTTCGAGACGCTGTCTTAGCTACAGAGATACCTGTATGTCAAACTATTTCAATGGAGATGCAACGAATCGATAGGTTAATTGCTAATCCAACAGTTTGGTATGATCCAGGTCCTGTAGAAGGTTATATAAAGTTCTGCGAAAAAGAACTAACTTTGACAGACGGTTCGGATTTAGTCCTACTTGATTCATTCAAACTATGGGCTGAACAGATATTTGGTTGGTATCACTTTGAGCCAGCGCAAGTATTTGTTAAAGGTCATGACGGACAACCCGGACATTATGTCACAAAGAATGTTCGTAGACGACTCATACACAAGCAATACCTTATAGTTGGAAGACGTGCATCTAAGTCACTGTATTCAAGTACAATACACAATTACTTCTTGAATATAGATAATTCTACTACTCACCAAATAGCAGTAGCACCAACTATGAGACAGGCTGAAGAAGTAATGTCTCCCATAAAGACAGCACTTACTAAAGCTAGAGGTCCTTTATTTAAGTTTCTTACTGAAGGTTCAATTAATAACACTACTGGCTCAAAAGCTAATAGAGTTAAAGTTGCTTCTACAAAGAAAGGAATACAGAACTTCTTAACTAATTCACTTCTTGAAGTAAGACCGCTTTCGATTGATTCGCTTCAGGGTTTGCGATGTAAAGTTGCAAGTCTTGATGAGTGGTTATCAGGTGAAACTAAGGAGAATCCTATAGAAGCAATTGAGCAGGGTGCAAAGAAAGTACCAGATTATTTAATTCTTTGTACTTCATCAGAAGGAACTATCAGACATGGTGTTGGCGATACAATCAAAATGATGCTAATGGACATACTCAAAGGCACATTCGTAGATCCACACACAAGTATTTTCTATTACAAGCTTGATAATAAAGAAGAAATTAACTATCCTTTTATGTGGCGTAAAGCAAATCCTAATATTGGTTACACGACTTCAGAAGAGGATTACTTAGAGGATGTTAAGAAAGCTAATGCATTCCCATCTCTAAGAAATGAAATACTTGCAAAGATGTTTAATATACCAATGGAAGGTTTCACATATTACTTTACATATGAAGAAACAGTTCCCGGACCTCATCAAGAATTTTGGAATATGCCTTGTGCAATGGGTTGTGACTTATCTCAAGGTGATGACTTTTGCGCATTTACATTTCTATTTCCACTTGGTAATGGGACATTTGGTGTTAAGACACGAAGTTACATTACAACATTAACACAATCAAAATTAACTTTGGCAACAAGGTTACTATATGATACTTTCATTGAAGAAGGCTCTTTAGTTGTTATGGATGCCACTGTTTTGGATTTAAATATTGTATATGACGATCTAGAACAGTTTATTGGAGCACATCAATACTCTGTAGAATGTTTGGGTTATGACCCTTATAATGCAAAAGAGTTTATAGAAAGATGGGCTCGAGATAATGGTCCTTATGGTATTGAGAAAGTAATACAAGGTGTTAGAACCGAATCTGTACCACTTGGTGAGTTAAAGAAACTTGCCGAGAATAGGATGCTATTATTTGATGAGCAACTAATGAGTTATGCAATGGAGAATGCAGTTGTTAGTGAAGATAGTAATGGTAATAGAAAGTTACATAAAAAGAGGCACCAAGATAAGATCGATAATGTTGCAGCATTAATGGATGCTTTTGTTGCATACAAATTAAATAAAGACTTTTTCGAATAAATCAAAATGGATTGTAATTAAAAGGAGATGCATAATGGACTTCAAGAATAGAATAAAACATGCCTGGAATGCATTTTTGAATAAAGATCCCACTCCGGTACAAGAATTAGGACCAAGTTCATACTATTATCCAGAGAGAACGCAAACAAGGTCTCAAACAGATCGTTCTATGATTAATTCAATATTTAATCGTATAGCAATTGATGTAGCTAGTGTTGAGATAATGCATTCAAAGGTAGATGTAGACGGTAATTTTGTAGACCATATAGATTCTCCTTTGAACGAATGTCTACAAGTTAGTGCAAACATTGATCAGACTGGACGTGCTCTTATACAAGATGCAGTTCAACGAATGTTTGCACAAGGAGTTGTTGCGCTTGCTCCAATAGTATCAGACGACAATCCTAATGATACAGGTACATACGACATTTATGATATTAGGTGCGGTGACATTGTTCAATGGTATCCAAGAAAAGTTGAAGTTGAAATATACAATGATAAAACTGGACGGATAGAAAAACTGCTACTTGATAAAGAGATCGTATGTATTATTCAAAATCCTATGTACGAGATAATGAATGCACCAAGTTCAATACTCAGTAGGATATTTAAAAAGTTAGCTCTATTGGATGTTGTTGATAATGAAAATGCTTCCAATAAGTTAAATATGATTATTCAAGTACCTTATTCAACAAGATCTCAGCTTCATCAAGATAATGCATCAAGAAGAAGAAAAGAGATCGAAGACCAACTCATTAATAATCCATATGGTATTGCATACATGGACATTAATGAAAAGTTAATTCAGTTGAGTAGGCCTCTTGAGTCAAATCTCCTCGAACATATCAAATATTTGATGGAGACTTACAAGAATCAACTAGGTATCACTGATGCAATTTTAAACGGAACAGCAAATGAAGCAGAGATGAATAATTACATCAAACGAACAATTGAACCAATCTGTGCTGCAATTTGTGATGAGATGAAACGTAAATGGTTAACAAAGACTGCTCGTACAAAAGGTCAGTCTATAATCTATTACGAAGATCCATTTAGACTTATTCCTGTTAGTGAGATTGCTAAGCTTGCTGACGTATTGTCTAGAAATGAAATCATGACAAGTAATGAGATGAGACAGAAGATCGGTTTGAAACCTTCAGATGATCCTAGAGCTGATGAATTAAATAATGCTAACATGCCCGATTACCCTCAGGAAGATCCGAATGCAATGACACCTCAAGAAGGTGAACAAGAAGAAGTATACTTCGATCCAAATGAAAGTGGAGAAACTCAGGAAACTGAAAATCAAAATGATCAGAAAGAAGTATATTACAATCCTAATGAAGGAAATAAGACATTTAGCTTATTTAAATAAAAATATTACGAGAGGAGAAAACCAATGAAGGACTACGATTTTAGTGGTTGGGCGACGAAGAATGATATCCTTTGCGATGACGGTCGTGTTATCAAGAGAGATGCATTCAAGGAGCAGAACGGTGTAACTGTCCCGTTAGTATACAATCACGATCACAATGATATCGATAATGTTCTTGGCCATTGCGTTTTAGAGAATCGTGATGATGGCGTATACTGTTATGGTTACTTTGATAAGGATTCACCTAAAGCACAGCATGCATTAAGTCTTATCAAGAAGGGCAGTATGAAGTCTCTCTCGATTTATGCTAATAAGCTTAAGGAAGTTGGTCATAATGTTATACATGGTATCATTCGTGAAGTATCATTAGTTCTTGCTGGTGCCAATAAAGGTGCTTTTATTGATAAGGTATTAGCACATAGTGTTGACGGCAGTGATGAAACTGAAGATGCTATTATATACTCGGGTGAAGACATCGAAGTTGAGCACAGTGCTTTAGATGATAAAGAAGAGTTAGAGCATAGTACCGACGATGAAATGTCTGATCAGGATGTTTATGACTCATTAACACCTGAACAAAAAAGATTTATGCTCAAAATGATGGGCATGGCTGCAGATGATGCAGTTAACAGTGTTTCCCATTCTTCAAAAGATGATGAAGATGATGATGACGACGATGATGATGACCCGGACAATGATGATGACGAGTCTGAATTAGAGCATTCTAAGTCTTCTGAAGATGATGAAGATGAGGATAAAAAGAAATCATGTACTCATAGTTTCTCATTATTTCACTCGGCTGATGATAAAAAGAAAGATGAAGACGAGAAAGATGATGAGGATGATGAAGACCTCGATGATGATTCTGAAGATGATGTAGATGATACTAAAGATGAAGAAGATGAAGACGAGGAAGACACAAACAACAAAAATATTAATAAGGAGAAAAAAGACATGACACACAATTTATTTGAAAATGCAGCTCAGAACGACGTTCTTATTCACTCAGCTGAAATGTGCAGCGAGATGATGAATGATGCAGTTAAGTTTGGATCTCTTAAGGATTCAGTTATGGCACACAGTGCTGATTATGGTATCGATAATATTGATTACCTTTTCCCGAATGCAAAGAATTACACAACTACTCCCGAGTTCCTTAAGAGAAGAACTGAGTGGGTTAATGAAGTACTTACTGGTGTTCGTCAGTCACCTTTTAGCCGTGTTAAGACTATCTTCGCTGATATCACTGAGGATGAGGCTCGTGCTAAGGGTTACATCAAGGGTAACCGTAAGGCAGAGGAAGTATTCACTCTGTTAAAGAGAGAGACCACTCCTACTACCGTTTACAAGAAGCAGAGAATTGATCGTGATGATATTATCGATATCACTGACTTCTCAGTTATCGAGTACATCAAGGCAGAGATGAGAATTATGTATGATGAGGAATGCGCACGTGCAATCCTTGTTGGTGATGGACGTAATCCTCTTAGCCCTGACAAGATCAAGGAAGCTAACATTAGACCTATCTGGACAGATGATGACCTGTTCACAGTTAAGAGAGCAATCGCAGTTACCACAGCTACAACTGATCAGGCTCGTGCTAAGGCATTCATCAAGAATCTTGTTAAGTCAAGAAAGCTTTACAGAGGTTCAGGTAACCCTACTCTGTTCATCCAGGAAGACCTTCTTGCTGACATGCTTCTTATCGAGGATGAGACCGGACGTCTTATCTATGACGATATTTCTAAGCTTAAGAACACTCTTCGTGTTAACAAGATCGTTGAAGTTCCGATCTTTGATGGCCTTATGAGAGTTGACAATGGTGATACTAAGTATCTTGCAGCTATCCTTGTTAACCTTAACGACTACAGAACAGGTCGTGATCGTGGCGGCGAGCTTAGCTTCTTCGATGATTTCGATATCGACTTCAACCAGCAGAAGTACCTTATGGAGTCAAGATTCTCAGGTGCTCTTGTTCTGCCTTATTCAGCAGTTGCTTATGAGTTCGTTTACAACCTTACACTTGATGTACAGGCTAAGGATTCTTCAGCTGTTGTACTTGGTAAGCAGGTATCTGAGCTTCAGGAGAACGTATTTGTTAACGATAACTCTGTACAGGGTATTCTTAACTACGTTACTGGATATACTCAGTTCTCAGGTGATACTGAGCTTCAGGAAGGTCATTATCTTGCACTTCAGTTTGAGGCTTCTGATGGAGCAACTGTTACTATCCAGACAATCGGTGGTGTAGATGATACTGCAGTTAAGACTCTTGATTCTGACATGGATGCTGTTATCTATGTTAAGTCTACAAAGGAGAAGCTCAGAGTTACTTGCACACTTAACGGTGACGTTATTACAAGAACTATCAGCTTCAGTGGACTTAAGCTTCTTGCTCAGTAATTGAACTGACTGGATCAAAATGAATATAATAATAAAAAGGAGGAAGAAATATGAGATACTGTGCTAAAGTAGGATTTCGTTTTACACAAGAACAAAAAGATTCTCAAGGTAGACCTAATGGTGTATT